CGCAGCACGATGTCCCGACCCGCTACTACCTCTCTGCGAAGGCGTGCAGTGGCATCCTGCGACGAGCCACACGACGAGGCAAACAACTCCCAGCGAGACTTCAGCAAGCTTTGGAAGCGGTAGTCAATGGCCAGCCGGAGCCAACGAACAAGGAGTCTTAAGACAGTCCATTAGCTCCAAATGGAGTAAAGGCTCTAGTGGACCGAGCGGTGATGAGTGTATCAACATGGTTGTCGGTTCGCTGGCCGCTCGTGACTACAAAGGCGTCGGTAACCAATACGTCAACGAAGGCAAAGTTGTCGTTGAACCGTTCACCAAATCGAAGCGGCCTCAGTCAGCAACCGACGACGAAACATGGGTCGCAAATCAACCCAACCCCACACTCAACGCCTTCGACCAAGGCGACACACGCACCACCACCGTCATCGTCGGATCACTTCAAGCCCGTGACCACAAAGGGGCGAATCATGAAGGTGCAAGAGACGGCAAACTCATCACCGAACCCATCGTGTTTGAGAACTCATACCGTGACGCTGCACGCATCGCACAAGACGGCATCACCCAAACACTCACCAGCAAAATGGGCACCGGCGGAGGCAACACACCAATGATCGCCTTCCCCATACAAGACGGACGTGAAATGGAAAAGAACCAGAACGGCATCGGCGTAGCAGACGATGGCACACCTGCGTACACCATCGACCGAACCGGTGCGCAAGCCGTCGCTTACTCTGTGCGCGAGGATGCCAAAGCCAACACGTTCTCGGCAACCGAACTAGACAAAGCGAACTCGCTGTCGGCTCTACGCCCCAGCCCGCAATCACACCACGCCCAAATGTTCATCGCAGAGCAACCCACCATGGCAGTCCGACGCCTTACCCCACTCGAATGTGAACGACTCATGGGCTGGCCTGATGACTGGACAGCAGGACAATCAGACACCCACCGATACAAACAATGCGGCAACGGCGTAGCCTCACCCGTCGCCCAATGGATCGCGGAACAACTCCTCAAACTATGAAAAAATCTGTGCGCTACGAATGTCCACGTTGCGGCCAAACAGTAGTGCTACACGTCCAGGCGACACAGCCGCCGATGTGCAGAAACCCGAAAGCTCACGGCTCAACAGCCGTAGAAATGGCGACCCGCCCAAGAAAGAGAGAGTAACTCGGGCAGGCCGCCACCTCGATACTATCGGCGTCTCCGCCGACTAAACACGACAGGATCAACCTCAACCACGGTCACCCCTTGCCAACCTCCCCATTGCACCGCCGACATCGCAGCCGGCTGACTACCCCACACATATGCGCGACGCGGTAGCGGTGTGAACGTTTCACCACGCCACCGATACGGTCCAGCCCACCATGCGCCGTCACGATTACGACGCACGGCCCACATCTTCTTTGGTTCGGGTTGCCGTATCGAATGGGCGAGACGGCGGTAAAGATACCGTCTCATCGACGGCGATGCCACGCACGCCACGCCAGGTAGCTGACGGCGAGAGAGCCAACTAACCTCGCGGCCCACACTCCGTAGCCGTCGGTAGGGCTACCGGTAGTGATACCGAGTATGAGGGTGGCGGCGAGCGCGGTAGCCCACGCGTCGGTGAACGTCGTCCTACCGTTCATGTCGAACCTCATTGGCGGCTGCCATGTCGTCGGCGGAGATTACTTGCCGACATAGTTCTGTGGTTGCATTGAGGTATGCAGCCTCCCATGCGGCACCGTATGTCGCAATATCATCCCAATCCCATCCGTCCGTGTTGAGATCGCATGGCATCTCATCGAACGGTCCTGGTATGTCATACTCCTGCATGGTGCCGGCGTCGGCGTTGCGTACCCATTCGGTTGCCATGTCATATTCGGCAGGGTCGAGCTGCCAAAAGTGATGCGCGGCCTCCGTACCATGTCGGCGGGCAAGTGCATGAATATCTTCTGTGTTCACTTTTTCTCTCTTTCTGTTGGGTTAGCGGTCACCGGAATGGTGGCCGACATTGCTGCCGATACCGTGGCGGGCACGGTATCGAAAATAGAGATGGCAGAACGGGTAGACGGCTGCCATTGCGGTCAGTGTTGCGGTCAATGATCCCGTGGTAGCGGTGACCGGTAGGACGATAAACAGTGCCGTGCCGAACGTCGGCACGATTACCCTCGAAACGGCGCAACCGTGCCGAACCTCATCCAAAACACGCGTCAGGAGGCGCCAGGAGGCGCGAACCGAACCCCGCCCCCCATCTAGGTACCCCCCATTTCGGCGGGTCATGTCACCCCCACACTGACGGATGAGGTTCGTCGGAGAGCTGCCAAGCATCCGTATCGACGTCACCGCCACATTCGCAACCGCTCCCAAAGTAGGGGCCGCCTGCCGTCCATTCGTCCGTCAGACATACGGAGCGACATGACCGGCAAGGAGCCTCAAATACTAGGTCGCCGTCGTCGATGCGTTTCCCGTGCGCATAGAGATAGGTCACAAAGAGACGGAGCGCCTCTGTTTCGCCGTAACCCGAATATCTTTGCCGTTCGTAGTAAGCGCCAGGCGCCCGCCCGTCACCCACTAAGGCCGACAGCTCAAGGTCCCCACTTGGGAATAATGTTTCGACGCTAATCACTTTCTACCTCCTACTAGTTGGGATTCGATTCGATCTCCGCCGTTGATGTCTCCGCAATAGTGGCACGCCGTCCACGAAAAGTGGGGTTCGCTTTCGCCGGTTGGGTACGGTTCGGCTCCATCATTGGCTACTAGGGCAGCCTCATATCGTTGCGGGTGACCGTTGGAGTAGTCCACGGCGTCGGGTTCGTACCCGTTCGCCCCTCGCATTGCGCAATCGACGCAAACATTGAGCGTAGACATCATTTCACCGCCACGATGAGACGCGAAATGTTTTCTACGGCGTCGTAGTGTTTTTCCTGCACACTACGGGCGGCCTTATAGGTCATAGCCTCATTCCATATTGTCGGCACGCACGGAGCGACCTGGCTCCATGTTTCAGATAGTTTTTCGTTGATGATCTTCCGTGCCGCGTCGGGTAGTTCGACGTGGCAAACATACGCGGAGAACATGACGTGTCTTCCGTCGTGCGTGTCCCATCCTGATGCGGATACGGTTCCTGATTCGTGCGTAGCAATCGTTCGGATATTGAGCTGCCCTCGCTGTTGGCTGCCGTCACGCTTTACGATGACATATGCAACGGCATCGAGGTAAGCGCCTGAGCTGTGCAAGGTTCGTTGCCATTCGGCGCCGGTTGCCTCAACGGTGAGGGCGTCACGCTTTCGCAATTCGCCCCAACTATTTACGGCGAGGCACAGCGCGTCGAGGGTTGGCGTGTCGGCCTTGACCGTTTCGCGGAGTGTCTGCATTTCTTCTTCCATGGCCGCCAGGCGTAGAGCCGCGTCGGCTATTTCTTTTATTTTCATTTCTTTTTCTCTCTTTCTTTGGGTTGGTGGGGTTGCCCCCCATTTTGATGATAACACTATCGGCGGGGGATGTTGAGCATCCAACGAACCGCCGAACCGATCTGGCTGCCGAACGTTTGGCGTCGGCCCTGAGCATCCCATAGAACATAGAGCGCCCATAGCATCACCATGGCAACCGCGCCGACGGTCACCAGGAAACGAACCGCGAGGGTCATCATCCTTGCACCTCCTCCCATACCCAACCCTCGACCGTCCAAGTACCATCAGGCAGCTCTTCCCACCCCGCCAGGTGGGAGGGGATTCCGTCGTAGTCATCGTTCGGGGCATCCCAACCCAACCGAACACACTCCGCCAAAATCCGTTGCCGTTCTTCGGCAGAAAAAACCGGTTGGGCGTAGCCGTTGACATGGAGGGGAACCGATAACGCCGTAGCGAATAGTTGCCCGTCGATAGTTAGCCTCATACGGTCACCTCATCCAAGAATTGTTCGGCAACAACCGCAAACGCTTTAGCGTCAGTAGCGAACCCTTGCGCCCAATCAGATGAACCGCAATGAACCAAGGCCGCAACACGCGCTAACGCAACGGCAAGCGAATCAAAACGCTCTATCCAATCGTTCGCAACGAAATCGTGCCACTCCACTAGATAGCCGTCGGCGTCACTCCCGACGGTAATCTGGCAGACGTTTCCACGTTCTGACGGTTCGTAAATAAATGAGAGTATTTCGTTATTCATACCGCAACCTCAACGTGCGCGAGGTTCTGACCGTGCGCACAATTCGCGCCGACGTGAAAGTAATCCGAATCAGGCTCAGGCAAACGGAACACGTACGCGCCACACTCCTGACATCCCTCAAACTCCACGACATCCACCATCAGACTCTGCCAATCGCCCTTATATGCGCTCATCTCCGTGAGAGTGTCATAGCACTCCTCCGCAAACTCTCGCGCCACAAACACGTCGCCAAACTCCGCGACGCGATTATCCCAATCCAACGGATCTGAACTATCGCTAGTGATGAGCGAGGGCATATCGCCCTCCCTCACCCTGAAAGTGACTCCGAACAATCTGGACATATCTCTCTCTCTTTCTGTCGGCTCCTTGCCGACATCCTCAAAGATACGGCATACCGTTATCGGATGCAAGGACAGAAACAAAAAGTAACACAACCGCAACACAACCAGGTTACCCACAAGTAACTTACCCCCAAGTAACATAGGCGGAGGCAACCGCTAACTACCGAACCCAAAGTGCTAGCAATAGTTAGCAGTACTTTAGTACTGTGGTGATGCGACCACTCTCCGCAGCCGGTCACTCTCCGTAGTCGCAACCACAGAGCGTAGCGATCCGCAAACACGCGTTCGCCCAAACAAACGTTCGCACCACGGGGCATCTGCCGAGGCACCCCCGCGTATGGGTATGTATAAGGGTTGTTCTGTGTGGTCATTTTTGTGGTTGGGTCACGGGGCGCGTGAGGTTGCGGGTGTTTGTGGCGCGCCGTGTATGCACGGAGGGGAGGGGTGGAGGCGGGGTGTAGGTTATCTTTTGTGCTGCGCCTGGTCGCGCCTGTTCTCGAAGTCGTCTGAGCACCAGTGGTAGCAACCGAACGTATGTGAGGGCGCTAGGACAACGAGCGTATGCGAGGCGTCAGGCCCTTGACCTTTTTAGCCCCCCCAAGTTCTGTTTTACGCCTGAACCCGTCTGTCTTGATACCGAAAGAAGGCGACCACCATCGGTCCCCTTTTCAGGCCACTCATCCCGTGCGATCTAACCATGCTGCCCTCGTCGATGATTCTGACGAGGAGGAATGTAATCGTTTAGGGTCCGTATTCTTTGGGTGTTGTGCGCGTCTCTCGACGTGGCGTGTTGAGTGTAGCAGGTGCCGGTCGACGCCAACAACCCGTCGCACAACCCATATGCGATCAACGCCGACCGGCAGCGTGTATGCTAGCAGGCACTCATGGCACGCAAACCGAAGAATCCGATAAATGACATTGTGGATACGGTTGGCGGCTGGTTGGGTGGTCGAGGTCCTGGGACGAATCCGCAGGTACAAGCAGCGATGGATGCGACGAGGGCTGTGGGGAAGGTGGTGGATACGGCTACTGGCGGGTTTGGTTCGGCGTTGATTTCTGATGCTCAGAGGATGGCTCAGTCTGGGTCGTCTACACCTTCGGCGTTGTATAAGACGGCTGCCGTGAATCTTGGTGCTGCTGCTGCGGGTGTGGGCGCTGCGAAGGTCGTTGGGAAGGCGCTGAAGCAGACAGGTGTTGCGGGCAGGGTTGCAAACAAAATCGCTGGAGAAACCGTAGGTTTGCACGGTTCCCCCACCCAAGGTTTGAAGTCGATTGACCCACGTATTTCTATTTCCGATGTTGATGTTCCAACGGTGTCCATGATGCGCACGGATGTACCGACATCATTGCGTGCCCAAAGCGTCAACGTTACGCAACAATACGCTGGGCGCGAAGGTTCCATCTATGTCGTAAAAGCAAAAAAGTCTGCGACAGAACTACCGAAGTTCGCTAAACCCGCAAAAACCCCCAAAACGACTGCCTCTGGTCGCCCAATGATTTCTTTGCCGCCTTCCGTTGCCACCAAATCTGTTCAATCAGCAAAGGTGGTAGCAGAGATTCCGTTGCAACAATTTCCTTCCGATGCTGCATTGCGTAAAGAAATCGCCAAACAGACTCGTCTTGCCGGTTCGTCAATGCGAACAAAAACGGTTCAGGATGTTGTTTCCGATTTGGCAAAAAAGGCGAAGAAGAAAAACATCAACCGCGGCGTTTCGTAATGCCTGCTGGTCGTTCGGGGAGACGGCAAATCCCGCCACAAGACGTAGCCCGCTACTGGCAATCCAGAGCATCAGGGATGTCTATACAAGATGCGGCAAAAATTGCTGGCATCCACCCCAACACTGCGTCACAGTGGGAAGCGAAACGACGTAAAGCTGCTGCCGAAATCAAACTTGCTGAAGTAGAAGTCGGTCAAGTTCGCAAAAAGCAGGGTGGTGTACAGAATGATGCATGGAAACATGCGATGGATGTCGCAGATTTGCCACCTGTTATCCCTTATGAGCGTCTCAGCCCAGAGGCGCAACGTGGTTGGGATGATTTTGATTACTTTCGTCGACGATATTTGGGTCGTGTCCCATCCCCGTGGCAGGTAGATGCCGCATACAAGATTGTGCAAATGTTGGAATCACCGGAGAAAGAGTTCATTTGCATCAACTGTCCACCAGGAGCCGGCAAATCAACACTGTTTCACGACTTCGCGTGCTGGATGATTGTGCGGAATCGTAAGATTCGTGTGCTGATTGGTTCGGCTACGCAAACGTTGGCGAAGATGTACTCGCGTCGTATTCGTGAGACGTTGGAACGACCGTTTCCTCTTAGTCCTGATCCGATTCTTGTGGAGAAAGGGTTGGCACTCAACGCCGAAGGCTGCCTCTCTATCGACTATGGGCGTTTCAAACCGTCGTCGTCAGGTGCGTTGTGGCGTGCCGAGGAGTTCATCGTTGAACAAGAAGACTTGTCTGGTTTGGATAACAAGGAACCTACGGTGTCGTCGTATGGTATTGACTCAGAGTTCATCGGTCATCGTGCCGACCTCTGTTTGTTCGACGACGTGGCAACCCCAGAGAACGCCAAAGAGTCCGTTGCCCGCGACAAACTTTTGGAACGGTGGGATACCGTCGCTGAGGCACGCGTCGACCCAGGTGGCTTGTTGGCTGTCATCGGTCAGCGGTTGGGGCCAGGTGATCTCTACGCCCACTGTTTGTCCAAAGTGACTTACGAGGAGGACCCTGACGCGTACGACGGGTCCGACGTCACCGACATTTCCGACGTCAAAGAACCAGAAAAAAAATCCAAGTACACCCACTTTATTTACAAGGCTTACTACGACGAACTTGACACCGGCAGGGAATCTCGTAAGACTACGGCACCACCATGGCCCAACGGACCGTTACTTGACCCATACCGTCTGTCGTGGAAAGACCTCTCATATCTGAAACATTCGACGCCCGCCAAGTTCCAAGTCATCTATCAGCAAGAAGACATGGCACAAGGCCAATATTTGATTGAACGCGTATGGGCAACAGGTGGCATGGGCAACGACGGCGTACTGTACCCAGGGTGCATTGACGGTGACCGCAAAGCCGGCTACATCCCAGGCGGCCTAGAACCCCCAATCATCTCGATTGCGTCCGTAGACCCCAGCCCCACAAACTTTTGGGCAGTCCAATGGTGGCTATTTCAACCGAACACCAACCTGCGCTACCTGATAGACGTTGAACGAACCAAACTGACCGCTGAGGAGCTACTTGGTTTTGATACCTCTAGCCGACAGTACGGCGGCATAATGGAGGTTTGGCAGAACAGGTCGTTCGAGATGGGCTACCCGATCTCCCATTGGATTGTGGAAGTCAACGCCGCCCAACGCTTCCTGTTGGCTCACGACTTCGTTCGCAAATGGCAAGCCCTTCACGGTGTCATGGTTGTTCCTCATACGACCTCCCGCAACAAACTAGACGAAAACCTAGGTGTCGAAGCACTACTCCCCCCACTATGGCGGGCAGGGCAAATACGGTTGCCGACAATGAGAGAAAACTGGAAGACACTCGCCTTCATTGAGGAAATGTCCAGTTGGACTCGCAACAAAAAGAACGGCACCGACCTCGTAATGGCACACTGGTTCGCAGAACTCCACATGCCTCAACTCGGTCCAGTGAAGCGTCCACCACGCATGTGGCGCCCAACCTGGATATGATTTGCTATCGTATTGGAGACTGTGCGCTCACTAGACGAAATCGTTGAACTCTACCACCAGCGCCGACTCGCGGCTGGACCTGTACATGAGCAGATGCGTCGCGTGCGCGACCTCGCAAACGGTGACGTCGTAGTACCACTCAACGAATTAGACCGCAACGCCAAAACCAACGTCGCCAACCTACTCGTGCAGGGCTTGGATCAGATGTCGATGCGTGTATCGTCCACGATGCCATCACCGTTCTTCCCTCCAGTGAAGGAAGGTTCGGAGAACGCCAAGAAGTATGCGCGGATGCGCAAGAAAGCATTGCTGTCGTTCTGGGATGAGAACAAGATGCAGATGAAACTGCGTCGCCGCGCACGACACCTCCTCGCATACTCATCCTCGCCAGTTTTCATCAAACCAGACTTCGCCACCCTCACCCCAAAATGGGTCGTACGCAACCCGTTGGACACGTTCGCTGCCCCAATGGAAGACGATGACGTTGTACCAGAAAACTGCATCTTCACTTCACGCGTCACCGCATCATGGCTTCTCAAAAACTATGGGCCACTCGTCTCAGACCAGTTACGTTTCGGTCGCGTTGACTCCGACTCCCGCTACACACTTCTCGAATACGTATGCGGCGAATCCATGCAACTCATCGTCTTGGGTGCCGAAGACAACCCCGAGCTGTCACAGTCTGAGCGTGCAGGTTTGGAAGCAATCCTTCTCGAAGCAATCCCGAATCGCACCGGTATGCCACTCGCAGTCGTACCACAACGCATCACCCTTGATAAACCACGCGGCCAATTCGACGGCGTACTCGGCATGTACTACACGCGTGCCCGTCTCCAAGCATTGACCGAGATTGCTATTGAGCGCGGCATCTTCCCTGAAGAATATTTGGTTGCACGCCCAGGAGAAAACCCTGAGATCATGCAACTTGCCGACGGCAAAGCCGGCATCTTGGGTGTTGTCAAAGGTGGCGACATCCAGCAGTTGCAACTAAATCCTGGTTACAAAACCGACACAGCCCTCGACCGTTTGGAACGCCAAGAACGTCTTGAAGGCGCGATACCCGCAGAGTTCGGTGGCGAGTCCGCAACCAACATCCGAACCGGACGCCGAGGCGAAACCGTTCTCTCTGCGACCGTGGATTACCGTGTACAAGAAGCACAAGAAACCTTCGCCAACTCGATACTCCACGAAGATAAAATCGCCATCGCATTAGAAAAAGCGTATTGGGGTGACCAACCAAAAACGTTCTTCATGTCTGGTCGTATGACACAAGGCCAAGAGTCGTACACGCCGAACAAAGTGTGGCAAACCGACTTCCACTATGTTGCGTACTCGGCAGCAGGTTCCGACGTCAACAATCTCATCGTTGCCCTCGGACAACGTTTGGGTGTCGGTCTGATGTCAAAAGAATCTGCCCGCGAAGCCGACCCACTCATCTCCGACCCAGACTTTGAACATGATCGCATCATCGCAGAAGGCGTAGAGGACGCACTGCTGTCATCTATCCAACAGCAGGCAGCCAACCCGCAAGGCCCATACCAGCCAGACGACCTCGCCTACCTCACCCGTCTCGTCGTAGAACAAGATGTGCCACTATTTGAAGCCGTATCCAAAACCGATGAGCGTGCCCGCCAACGCCAAGCACAAGCCATGCCACAAGGCTCACCAGAAACCATGCCAGGGTTAGCAATGCCGGGTATGGGCGCTGAAGCACCAATGCAAGCACCAGCAGGCCCGCCACCAATCGAGGCGCTACTCGCACAGTTGGGGGGATAAATGGTTCAGCCACAGTTCAAAGGACAAACCTACGGTGAAGCCACCGCACAGGAACGTCGCGTTCGTGCCGTACCAACAGGTGCAGCACCCACCCAGCAACGCGCACAACAGCAAGCACAACAGGCACCATTGACTCCGTTGACGGCACCAACAGGTCGCCCAATGGAACCAATCACAGCCGGTGCGCCGTTTGGTGAAGGTCCAGGACCAGAAGCTCTACCGTTTCCTGTCGCACCAGCAATCGGGGATCGCGTCGACCTTGCGATGCGTGTGCGGGCAATCGCCGCCCAGTTCCCGAACGCTGCCCTCTTAGGGTTGCTAGCGGAACTGGAAGCATAAATGGCGAATCCGTCAGACACGTTTTGGCAATCAGTTGCAGATGCAGCCAACACCGAAGAAGTGCGCATGGACCAATACGGCAAACAGTATGGAGAACAGTACGCATACCGTTTAGGTAACGCATACGCCCAATATCCGTGGGTCAACCCGCAGATCACTGCATCGCTCGTGTTGACCGACAACGACGATTTGATGCCACAAGTTGCCGAATATGCCGCTGCACGCATGGCACAAACAGGTGTCACCCCACGTGACATCGCCCAAAAAGATTCGGTCGGTCGTGGCGTACAGGAACGTTTGTTGAAAGAGGCGATGAAAGCCGACCCCAACGGAGACTTTTTGTTGAACGAAATGTTGATGTCGGTTCGTTCCGCGGAGGACATGTGAGCTTCTGGGATTTTGATTGGGCGAAACGCGGATACAAATGGCTTGATAACGCGTTGTCGTCGGTCGTACCAGACCAGATTGAGAAACCGTTGGTCAAATACGGTTCAGTCCAAGGCATCAAAGATTATGCGCTGAAGCCGACGATTCGTTCAGCGACAACCGTGGCGTTTGACGCAGCAAACCTTTTTGAGTACATCATGGCCGACAACTACGAGTCGGTGTTCAAACGCAAAGAATATTTGGAACGCGTCAAACGAGAAGGAACATTCGGTTACGCAACCAACCTAAAAGACCAACTCATTCTCGGGCAAGGAACAAGCGATGTCGGCACCGGCTATCTGCCAGGTGGTGAGGCGTTGCGCCGTTCGCAAGAAAACATTTTGTCCGACCGACCCAAAGTTGGAGAACTGCCATTCACCCTAGGTCGAGCAGCCGCATATCCGCCAGTAGCCCTCGGCTTGTACTCACAAGATTCCATCCTCTACAAGATGACCTCTGGCGCAGTAGACATCGTAAAAGCAGTCAAGAACCCCGTTGATCCGTTCAACTGGATTGGCAAAATCCGTCCAGCAGGTATCGGAGCAGAATCCGTTTCCGCTACCGCCAACACCAAAATCATTGCCAAACAAGACTTTGCCAATTCGTTCAACCAGTTGGAAGACGAAATCCTCAACCTGCGCGAAGAACTTGCCATCGCCCCACGACAGTTGACCCCCGACGAAACAGCCAAGTCTGCACTGTTCAACGATTTGACAAGCCGTGTCGTACCAACCCTAAGCCGTGAAGTCAACGACCCACTACTCCCAGGCACCACCAAAACGGTTCAGTCCTACAACGCTGGTGACATCTACGAAGCATGGCGACCAGACGTTGACGACATGCTCAACAACGCCCCAATTCAAACCGGTGCAGTCGTAGATGTGGCACCTTCGATGGTGCAAAACAACTATCAGCGTTGGCGTGCCTCGGCAGCAGGAACCGAATGGGCACAAACACTCATGGACGGTGTGCGTTCTGGTCGTCTGAACGCTGGCGAAGTATGGCGCACGGTACTCAACCGTGAAGGCCCACAAACCGCTGCCCGTCTCGTGCAAGAACTTGCCAACCCCAACACAACCATTGACGACGTATGGCGCATCGTAGATGAAGGTGTCGCATCCTTTGAACCTGGTTTCAATTTGCGTAACCTCGGACGCAACCGACTGGACTCAATCCGAATGGGTGATGGAAACGTCATCAAATACAAAGCCCAAAAAGGTTTCCAAAATCCTCTTCCTGTAGGGCCAGAAAAACTAACTACCCGAATAACAGAAATCCTGCCAGAAGACACAAAGATTGGCTTGACTGATGTCCCTCAGTCTGCCCGCAACTTGGACAACTTGATGGGGTCATTCGGATTCAAACTGGAAGACCGCAACGACTGGCTATCCCGATTCTTCGTAGCAGCTTCAGGATCAAAAGATGAACTGTTCACTTTCTTGCGGGACTTTGAATACCAAGCCGTCGGCAGCCGTCTCCGTGAAATCACATTCCCTGGTACGAATCGCCAACTGTTGCCAGAAGATGCCATCCGTGAACTGACCTCGTGGACACAGAAGATGGCTGACGAAGTTCGCCTGTTCGCCACCGACGACATCGGAAACGGTGTTCCTTTGCCTTGGCTTGACGGTGACGGTATCGGTCCATTGCGTTTGTCGCAGTTGATGGGCGACGACTACTACGTGATGCCAAAACAAGTCGTTGAAGAAATCGTTCGATTGTCTGGATTGGCTGGCGCTTTCGTTCGTGGCGGCCAAGAAATACCAGTCATCGGAAAAGGATTCAAAGGCTACGAGGCATTGGCTGACGGCGTTCGCAACTACATGGGCGGATATTGGAAACCAGCCCGCGTAGCCAAACCAAGCCACCTCATCCGAGTCGTACCAGAAGAAGTCCTACGAGGTGCAGCATCAGGCATCTATGAACATCCGATGGAACAAATGTTGGCAATGCTCACCACCACCCTGCGTCGTGATGCCACAGGCAATGTCATCAAAGGCAAGATTCCCAACGTCATCAAAATGCACACCCAACTTGACGAACTGGACAATGTGCTGATTGAAGCCAAACAGTATCAAGCGCAAGCGGCAACAGGCGCAAGTATCACCGCCAAACAACAAAAACTGGTTGACGAAATCCCAGAGATTCAACAGAAGATTACCAACCTGACCGCCAAAATCAACGCCTCACCACAAGCCATCCAAGATGTCCTCATCGGCCCTCGAAGCCGAGGCGCTATGGCTTCAGCCACCGGCGAATACGCACCCGTCTACCTGCGCATGGTACGCCGTGGCGTCATGCAACTCCCTGATCGGACCATCCAAAACCAGCGCGGTGGTTGGGTGAAAGGTGTCGTGCAAGAAGTTGTGGACATGGCATACAACGAGGACTATCGCCGTATTGCCGCCCAAAAACTCTTTGACGATGATTTGGTGACCATCAACGGACAAACCAAAAGCATTGCCGACCACATTGCGGCAGGCGAAAACCACCCGTACACCGGTCAACGGCTTACGAACGATTTGGATGCGGTAAAACTTTGGTTGTTTGACGGCGAGGGACGCCGTTTCTTTGACCAATACTTTGACAACCTTGCGAACCTCAAGCCTGGGATGAAGGGTGGAGGCTACGACTCATACGCTGTTGCGTCCGAGCGTGTTGAAACGATTCTCAACAATGACATCCGTTGGGTTACTGGCATGGATCAAACACTTTTGGATGTCATCACCAAGGGCGAGTATCAGGGTGGTCGTGCCGTGTTCAAGGAAGTGACTGGGCGTGGTTCTGTGTCTCCAGATTTGGAAGCGTGGATTGCCAACAATTTCGTGAACTTGCCTCACGCACCACGAAAAGTGAAGTTCTTCCCTGTACGCGAACTGTCTTCTGCCGAGTGGACACCGCAAAAAGGCGTCGGTATTGCACGCGGATTGCAACGACTGTACGGTTTCTACTTCCAAGAAATGTACGGTCGAGTGTCGGACTTTGCAGCACGATCCCCAAGCTGGAAAGCAAACTACTGGAACCGCATGGAAGAACTCGTCCCACTGATGACGAAGTTTGATGCACGTGCAACACTGGATGCAGCCAAGAAAGCACGACTGACCGCAACCAGACTGGAACGAATTGAAACGGCGGCTCGTATGGCAAGAGGCGAAGGCACCTTGGAAGGAGCCAACATCCTTGCCGAACAGTTCGCTACACGAGCAACCAACGACCTGCTATTCAACGCCAACCGTCGTTCGGTGTTCGCTACGCAACATAAGATTCTGTTCCCGTTCTTTGAAGCGTTCCGAGAAGTAACAAGCACGTGGCTACGTCTCATGGCAATGAACCCTCGCATCGTTCGAAACACCGCACAATTCGTTGACGCCTCACAAAACGACGGCGTATTTACCACCGATCAGAATGGTCGCAAGGTATTTGAATTGCCAATGACCGGCAAAATTGCTTCCATGCTTATTGGCTCAGACCAAACAATCATCCGCAACTTCACCGTCGGTACGGATGCCGTGAACATCGCCCTGCAAATGCGCCCAGGTTTCGGACCAGTAATCCAGTACGCCGTCAACGATTTTGCGCCCCCCACGCCTGATTATGACTGGTTGCGTGACATCGTTTCACCGTACGGTTATACAACCCCACGTCAAACACTTGGACCATTCCCGCCAGTCTGGTCGCAAATGGCGCAATACCTATACGAATTACCAGTAGTAAAAGACATCGGTGTTATTACTGGTCTTAGTGAAGCATTGCTTGACACAGAAAATCTTGACTACAAACAAAAAGCCATCATTCGGGCGCACCAATTCTTGTTGAACAGTTACCCAGAAAAGTATGTTGGCGAAGACGGCTTTTCTGCTGCATTTGAAGAAGCTGAATCTATTGCCAACAAACTGTCAGCATTTCGTGGTTTCGTTTCCGCAACTGGTCCAGGCGCAACCCTCACGGAATGGGTGACCAACACAAAGTACGGTAATGTTGATGCCTCAATCGTGATGGACGATTTGTACAAACGCCAAGAAGACAAACAGAAACTCGGATTGCCAAGTTCACAAGCGTTCGGTGAATGGTTGGACTTCTGGGGCGAAATCGTCTGGCCGTACACCGGCACATTGACCCGTTCAAATATCGGCGGGCAGGTTGCAAGCCGAGAGTTCAACGCTTGGGCTAGCGAAAACAAAGGTCTGGTTGACCAGTATCCGCTGGTTGCTGGCTATCTTGGGCCACGTTCGGGTGACCGCACCTTTGAGGCATGGCAACAGCAGTCCGAGGCTGGACGTCGAGAAATCAAGGATGCCAAAACCGCATCACAGGAAGCCCAACAACGTCTCGGAAACTACCTCTACTACGGTTTCAGGGACAACTTCACCGAAGATCAGTTGAAGATGCCGCAAGTTCGTAGCCTTTTGGCTGAAAAACTGCAAGCAATTACTACCGATTTGCCACTGTATTCGCCCCCTGGTGAGCAACGCAAGGACTCCCAAGAGCGTGTGCGCCGTCAACTTTCCCAGTTGCGTGCCATCGTCGCCAACCCAGATTTGCAACAAAATGGGGTTGTGCGCACCTTGGCTTCATACTTTGATGCCCGCGACAAAGCCGTTGACGCCATGATTGCCTCAAACAAAACCGTGAACGTGGGCAACTGGGGAACCGTCAAAGCCGCAAAAGCACTTCGCCTCTACCTGTCAGAGCAGTTGGCGCCATCCCTCATCCAACAGAACCCTTCCTTCAGGGACGTGTATGAGCAAGTGTTATCGTATGAGTTCATAGTTGATGAGGACTAATGGCATCTAAACCACGCAAAAATCTGTCGCCCGACGATCAGGCGAAGTATGACCAGTTGCCTCCACAACTGAAACAAATCGTTGACCAGAACACCAACATGGCGTCCAAGTCGGCGCAAATCCAACAGTTGTTTGCCCTCGTATCGCAGGGCGCTGGAACGAATACGCAAATCGGTGGCGGAAGCGCAGTACCAACATTCAACCCAAGCGCAACTCAAACTTATACCGACCGCTTTGAATCCGCTATCGGTCTTGAAGGTGGCCGTCGAGTTGACATCGCCTCCGGTGCCACCATCCCAGGTACCACAACCAGAGTCGGAACCGTAGTCACCCCATACGGCGCATCACCAGGTTTCGCACCACGATACTTTGAACGCGACGCAGACCTCATTTCTCGTTTCAGCCGTGACCAAATTGCAGACATCCAAGCCAAACTCAACAAGTCGGGTCTACTTGGAAGCAAATACCGTATCGGTGTCATTGACGACGCCACACGCAAAGCATGGGTAGAACTGCTCGGTGAAGCCAACCGATCCAATGTGGACTGGAACACCGCCCTCAGCACCGCCACAGCTTCACCCATTGGCGGTGGAACTGGCGCATTGCCACCAAGGGTTTCCAACCCTGAAGACATCAAGAAGATTGTTCAACAGGTGTCCTCGAAGATTCTTGGGCGTAGTGCAGACCAAAACGTTGTTGACCAAATCGTTCGACAGTTCCAAGCATCCCAAGTCCAATCACAAACTGGTTTGCCGATGTCGGGTGGTCGCCGTGTTGAGCCGATGGATTTGCAGAACCTTGCCGAACAGAAGATTCGCCGTGCTGCTGGCCCAGAAGCTAATGCTTTCCGTTTCGCACAATTTGCTGAACGTGTATTTGGTGCTGCTGGTAGTGGCACTGGTGTCCCTGAAACGAGTATGCCGTGAACTTAGACCAAGCAACGATTGACCAAATCAAGAAACTGTTCCCGAACTTCAGGTTCCTTTTTGATGATGATGCTGGTGATTTTGGTGCAGACCTTCTTGATTTGCTGGTTCGCGCAACCCTTGACCCGAACTTCACCACGGATCGTTTTGACCAGGAGTTCGCTCAGACCCGTTACTCCAACGAAACCACAGATGCAGCCAAACTCTTTGACAAACAAACCAAAGCCGAACGGGATGCCGATGTAGAGAAGTACTTGGCAGAAATTACTGAGGCGTATGCTGACGCATTTGACAACGCTCAAACTGCACGCACTGTCGCTGAGCGAGCCGCCCGTTTCGGGCTGACTGGCACACGTCTAAAGAACTTTGTGTACGCAGAATCCATGAAGAATGTTCCCGTTGGAACCAAAGCGCCAGCGTTGGAATCAACACAGGCAGATGCGTTGCGCAACACCGTACGCGAATACGGATACATGGCAACTGATGACGAAATCGCCTCAGTGCTTACGGGCGCCCCTGACCGCAAAGGCATGGTGCTGAATCAGAACGCCCTTGTTGAGCGAGCAAAAAACTCAGCCAAAGCCCTCTATCCGCATCTGGCTCAACAACTTGATTCAGGTTTGTCATTGGATGATTTGTTCAAGAACTATCGCCAATACGCCTCAGCAATTTTGGAAGTAGAACCGAACAGCATTGACTTTGTGCAGGACCCGAAATGGTCACGTGCGTTCGGCACCGCCGACAAAGGGCCGATGTCGCTGGCTGACTGGGAACGCGAACTGAAGACGAACAAGGACTACGGATGGCGTTTCACCAATCAGGCAAATCAACAGGTGTCTAGCGTGGTTTCTACTCTTGAAAGGGCTTTCGGGTTAGTGCGATGAGCAACGTAGAACTTGGTCCTATTGAGTTGCCTGAGTTGCGTCGTCAACTTGATGAGGCGTTCGCTAACCAGACCCCAGAGCAGATTGCGGCTTTGCGTGAAGCGTTGGGCGTAGCCCCACAGCCACCCGCAGCATCAACCACCCCAGAACAAACCGAAGCGGATCGTATCGCCCAGCAGCAGTTGGAAGAACAGCAACGCCAATTCAACGCACTCCAGCAAGCATCCCAAGCGGCAGCGCAACGGGTACGCACCGACGCTTTCAGTCGACTGCGAACCCTTCTCAGCCGAGTCGGACTGTCCGAACTGGAAGGCGCAGTAGAGGGCGTCATCACCGGTGGTGCAGTAGACCTCAACGATTCCAACGCCATTCTGTTCGCCCTACGTGAACAGCCCGCATACCAGCGCCGTTTTGCTGGCAACGCAGCCAGAGCCAAAAAAGGTTTGCCAGAACTTGACCCCGCAACCTATGTCGGGTTGGAAGAACAGTACCGCCAACTCATGCAATCCAACGGTCTACCCACAGGCTTCTACGACCAAAACGACGACTTCCGACGACTCATTGAGGGCGACGTTTCACCCCAAGAACTACAGGATCGCATCCAACAGGGTTACCGTCGGGTACAGGATGCTGACCCAGAGGTTCGCCGTCAGATGCGAGAACTGTACGGGGTAGACGATAACGGTCTTACCGCCTATTTCCTTGACCCAGAACGCGCAGCGCCTCTGCTCACCCGTCAGGCTCGTGCAGCAGAAATCGCAGCCCGAGGCCGCGAACAGGGACGTATGCAACTAACCGCCCTGCAAGCCGAAGAACTTGCCGCACGTGGTATCACTGCCGAGGAAGCCCAAGCCCGTTTCGCGCAACAAGGTCTACTCTCAGGTTTGTACAGCGAAATGACCGGCGAAGAAGCCCTCACCCAAGAACAGCAACTTGGCGCCACATTCGGCTACGACATAGCAGCACAGCAAGCATTGGAACGTCGTCGCGCTCAACGCGTCGGAGAGTTCGCTGGCGGCGGATCATTCGCACGCACCACAGGAGCAACCTCCGGCACCGTTGAAACCGGTGCAGGCATGGCCCAATAGCACCCCCTTGACAAAAGTAGTCATACTGCTACTCTGGTAGTTGTCATATCAGACACAGCCACCAGGAACCTCCAACCTGGTGTGGGTAAAGGAGTGAGCCAATGTCCAATGTCCACGAGTTCGAAGACGACAATGTTGACGAGGCACCGAAAGACCCCGTGCGGGCACGGATGCGTCTACTGGAAAAGGAAGCCGCAGAGCTGAAGAAACAGCTTGCGGAAGCCGAAGCAGTCAAACGCGAAATGGCTTTCATCAAAGCAGGAGTCCCAATGGATAATCCTGTTTCGAAGTATTTCGTAAAAGGCTACGACGGCGAAGTAACACCAGAGGCAATCCGGTTAGCAGCGGAGGAAGCAAATCTCATCGCGAAGGCAGCAGAGACGGCGCAAGCCAAATCTGAGGCTGATGCGTGGAGCCGTATTACGAAGGCTCAACGTGCCGGTGAGTCAAGTGATCCTGTGGTCGATTGGTCAACCAAAATCAACCAGGCTCGTAACGAGCAAGAGGTCATGCAGATTTTGGCTCAGGCAAGGCAAGAAGCAGAAAACATCTAGCCCACGGGCACAAACCTGTGGGAGAAAGAACCACAGGAAATGTCCAAGACACAACAGAGCAGCCTGCTCACAGACCAGGTTGCATTTGACAGGATTGCGTACTTCGCACTCCGCAGCGAACTTTTGTTCGACGCGGTTGCAGACGTGATGCCAGTCGCACAAGCAATGCCAGGATCATCGGTGAAGTTCACCATTTTCAATGACCTGAGCGAGAAGACCAGCACCTTGACTGAGGACACCGACGTGACCCCAGTTGTCATGGGTGACAGCCAAGTTGAAGTGACGTTGGATGAGTACGGCAATGCCGTGAACACCACCGCCAAGTTGCGTGGCACGTCGTTCCTTGACGTGGATGCGGCAGCCGCAAACCTCGTTGGTTACAACGCCGGTATCAGCATCGACGGAGTTATCCGTGACGTGCTTTCGGCTGGCACCAACGTGATCTACGGCGGTGGCGGAACCACCACCCCAACTGCTCGCAACAACATTGCGGCAGCAGACATCATCGAGGCAAACGACGTTCGCAAGATTGTCGCCGCCCTCCGCAAGGCCAACGCCGTTTCGTTCAACGGCATGTACATGGGTTACATTCACCCAGACGTGTCCTACGACCTTCGCCGTGAAACCGGTGTTGCGTCGTGGCGTGACCCGCACGTGTACAGCGACCCAGCCGGTATCTACAACGGCGAAATCGGAGCCTTCGAAGGTGTGCGTTTCATTGAGACGCCACGTGCGAAGATTTTCGAGAACGCCTCCAACGGCTCAGGCTCGACGGGCACCATTGACGCGTACTGCACCCACATCTGTGGACGTCAGGCACTCGCCAAGGCCCACTCGATCGTGGATGGCAACGGCGCGTTCCCACGCGTTGTGCGCGGTCCAGTGGTCGACGTGCTGCAGCGCTTCCAGCCGGTCGGCTGGTACTGGCTCGGCGGTTACGCACGATTCCGCGAGGCTTCACTGCGTCGCATTGAGTCGGCGTCCTCGCTCGGCGCGTAACTGAACTAACCAGTTCAGTCAACGATTGTGAGGGGTGGTTCGACGTTCCCCTGGTCGGCCACCCCTCCTTCGTTTTTTCTGCTATCATTTTGCGCGAGGTAACTGATGTCGATTTCTAACTACGCAGAGAACAAACTGCTTGATACCCTTCGCGCTCAATCGTTCTCGGTGAGCAACGTCTACGTGAAGCTGCACACCGGTGACCCTGGTGAAGCGGGCACGAGCAACGCAGCCACGGAAACCACCCGCAGGGAAGTCACGTTTTCTGCTGCGTCATCTGGTTCGATGGCGTCGTCTGCGACCGTTGAGTGGACGAACGTTTCCACCACGGAAACCTATTCGCATTTCTCGCTGTGGGATAACTCCACTACCGGTAACTGTTTGTGGACTGGTGCATTGTCGTCGTCTGCTGCTGTGACTGCTGGTGACACTTTTCAGATCACTTCGCTGACGCTGACATTGGATTGAGGTGAGGTAGCCAGATGGCTACTGGAGTCACCGATTTCAGTTTCGGGTTCACCGACTCTCCTGGGTTTCGAGAGTTTGAGGAAGTACCGAATTACACGTACCGCAAGGTCGTCTATTTCGCTTCTCCTTATAAGACGACGCAAGGTTTCTATCGCGGTATAGTCGTCGTTGACCGTACTGCTTCAGCAGCAGGTACAGGGTCGTCAACTGCGCAACGTCTAGTTGTATCGCCGCGTACTGCGACAGGTTCAGGGTCAGGTGCATCATCGACTACTACGGTGCTGGTTGCTAAGCGCACGGCACTCGCCGCTGGTACGGGTACGCAGACTGCTGAGGGTGAGCGTGTCGTCCCACGGTCGGCTACTGCTAGTGGTCAAGGGACCACGGACGGTGGTGCTGTCGGGTTGCATATTGCACCGCGTACAGCCACGGGTGCAGGCACAGGGGCTTCTAGCGCGTCTGGCGTGGTCACCCGCGCCTTCACTGCATCTGGCTCAGGTACGGGCACCCAGAGCGCCACAGGGCTTCGTATCGTGCCACGTACCGCCACAGGCGCAGGCACAGGCACCCAGACGGCTGCGGGTGCGGTTACTCGCGCACGCATGGGCACCGCCTCGGGGACAGGTGCATCGAGCGTCAGTCAACTGCATATCGCACCCCGCACCGCTACGGGCACCGGCACAGGCGATTCCACAGTCATCAAACTCATCACCCGTTTCCGTACCGCCACAGCCACAGGTGCGGGTGGCAGGGAGATTGTGTCGGCTCGTGTCGCACAACGCACCGCCACAGCCGCAGGCACCAGCAGCCAGTCGACCACCACAGTCAAACTGCTGCTGTTCCGCCCACCCGCAACCACCGAGATTGCCCCAGCGGATCGCCACGACATGTCGATTGCGGGCCGCCTGTTCCGTTACGCCGAACCCACCTATGCCGGTAGCAACGTCTACAAACTCACTGATGGTTCTTATACGACGGTGGAGCAGAGGGACTATTCGTTGATTGCCAAGATTTATTACGGAGGCTCCCAGAACTTTGTGACCGCCGAGGAGAAAGCCGACCTGATTGCGGCAGGCTATGGTGATTACGTCTCGTGAGCATCTTTAGACCACCAACCGACGACTTCCTAGTGTTGGGTATCCCACCCAAGGAGTTCGATTCCCAAGAGGTACGACTGGCGTATTCGCTGTTCCGCCACTTCGATGCCGAACCTCGCGGTAGGAACGTGTTCCTACTCACCAACGGCACCTACACCGAGAACGAACCAAACGACATCACCACGATCTCCAAGGTGTATTGGGGTGGGACAGATAACGAAGTGTCGGCTGATGAGGTTGCTAGTCTTACTGCGGCAGGTTACGGCGCATACATTTCGTAGGGGAAAATGAAACACGCAGAAACACACCCAACACTTGACGTTGAAGGCTGTTTCGCTTGCCGTATCAGCCATGTGCGCATGTCCGGTGTTGCGATGCCAACACGCCACAACGTCCAACATTTGAACGCCAAAGAAAAACAGCTTGACAAAGACTTGGATGCCTACAAGCGCATCCGCAAAACGGGTGGGCAACCAACGAAGATTGACGGGTCAGCCAAACTAGAGAAGATCGCAGATTGAACTACCAATCCTGGTTGGGATATCCGCACCCACGTTACGGATACGGTGCAATGTTCAAAGGGTTCATGGACCATGTGCCCAAGGATGTGACCCTGCACGAACACGCGAGTGTCATGGTGAACATGATGCAGCCATACCAAATCAAAACGTTCTACAAGAACCAGTGGCGAGCCTGTTTTACGATGTGGGAATCAACCCAACTCAACCAACGATTCATTGACTGGATGAACGTCTACGACCAAATCATCGTCCCTTGCGACCATAACGTTGAGTTGTTTTCTCGGCATCACAACAATGTGCATAAGGTTCCGTTGGGGGTGGACACAAAGATTTGGAAACCCAAACAGCGGCCAGCGAACCCGAGGTTTAGGTTTCATGCTGGCGGGTCACAGTGGTTGCGTAAAGGGCTGGACATCGTGTTGGAGGCGTTCAAGTTGGCGGACCTTGACGCCGAACTTCACTTGAAACCGAACCCTGAAGCGCACGGGGTACCTGATCTGAAGTTGCCGGACAACGTGTTTATGCACCGAGGCTGGTTCACCGACCAAGAAACCATCGACTACTTCCATCAAGCCGACTGTTACATCGCGGTCACTAGGGGCGAGGGTTTCGGGTTGATGCCGTTGCAGGCGATGGCGTGCGGTATCCCAACGATTCTCAATGACTCCTCGGGACAGAAAGGTTTCGCTCATCTCTCCCCATTCGTGTTGGGCCATAAGCCGTCACCGTCGATTTATGGTGGCGACTGGGATGAAACCGACCCACGAGAGTTGGCGGAGGCGATGCGCGAAATGTACGCCAACCACGACACCCATGTGGCGTGGGCGAAAGCCAAACTGCCCGAGGTTCGCAAATGGTCCTGGACATCTGCTGCCAGACAGCTCGCAGACACCCTCCCCGCAGGCACCCTGCTCACCGACACCTCAACCGAAACCGCTACCCTCTGGCATAACGTCACCTTGAAACGCACCCTGCAATGCGACATCGCCGGCAAGACCTACAGGTTTGTGAGAGGGGAGCCGTTGCGGGTACCTGAAGGGGTGCTTGACGTGCTGCTTGCGTCAGGTTATGTTGATGCATATACAGTGGAGGTACGATGAAAAAGACCAAGGTACAAAAAGTTATGGGCGAATATAAGCGTGGAACGCTGAAGTCGTCATCAGGCAAAAAGGTAACCAAGCGTAAGCAGGCTGTTGCCATCGCATTGTCGGAGGCTCGCCGTGCAAAGAAAAAGTAAGAAAGCGTTCTGGGACAAGAAGAACCCGAACAAGAAATCTAAGCCGTTGAGTCCGAAGCAGAAGTCTGCTGCGAAGCGACGTGCCGCCGATGCTGGTCGCCCGTATCCGAATCTTGTTGACAACGCGTGGGCGAAACGCAATGGCTAAGACTCCGGCGTGGCAACGCAAAGAAGGCAAAGACCCGAAGGGTGGTTTGAACGCTAAGGGTCGTGCGTCTGCTAAACGTCAGGGTATGAATCTGAAGCCGCCTGTGTCAGCTGCTCAGGCGAAACGGTCACCGAAAGCTGCTGCTCGACGCCGATCCTTTTGTGCCCGCATGGGTGGGATGCCTGGTCCGATGAAGGACAGCAAAGGTCGTCCGACGCGTAAGGCTTTGGCTTTGCGTAAATGGGACTGCTAGGATTCCTCGGGAGGTAACACCCATGAGCAAGTACAAGTCCAAGGCCGCCAAGATGCGTCACGAGAAGTCTGAGTCCAAGAAGGAACAGATGATGGAGTACGGCAAGATGAAGCGCGGCAAGAAGGGCAAGCGTAAGTAATGCCTCTCCCAAAGAACAAGAAGTCTTCCGTGAAGGGCGCTCCCGCTAAGGAGTATCGTCCTGCACCGAAAGCAAAGAAGGGTAAGCGTACTCGTAAGTCGTCTGCTAAAGCACAAGCAGGTTCGTTCCCAGGGTACGGAGGGTACGTCTACTAGATGACTACGGTTGCGACGGTCCTGAACAGGGCTTCGCGGCAGATGTTGGCAGGGGTCGTTGAAGAACGCAACAAGTTGGCTGCAAGTCTCACGAGTGGTGACACGAGTGTTGTCACTTCTTACGATGTTGGCGGCCTTCGTACTGGTTCTGTATTCGAGGTCGGATCAGAACTTTTCTATGTTTGGGATGCGAACCCTGCGACGAAAACACTTACGGTCGAACGCGGTTATGCAGGCACGACTGCGACATCCCACGCTTCGGGAGCGATAGTAACGCTCAGCCCACGGTTCCCTCGGGCACAGATGTTGGATGCGTTGAACGCAGACCTTGATGATTTGTCTTCTACGGCGAACGGTTTGTTTCGTGTGGTGAGCGTCGATTTGACGTACAACGGTTCGGATCGCCAAATCAACATTACTGGGTCGGGAACGATTCTGGAGTTGTTGGATGTGCGTCTGCGTTATTTGGCTGACGACCATCCCGTGTTGAGTTACGTGCGTTTGCAGACTGGTTTGCCGACCTCCGATTTTGCGTCAGGGAACACGCTTGTGTTTGATGAGCCGGTGATGGCTGGCACGGTACGTGTGCGCTACAAAGCTCCTTTCACTCGTGCCAGTTCAGAGTCGTCGGATTTGACGACTGATTGTTTCTTGCCTGCGACGTGTGATGACATC